TCAAACAGGTCGTGATGATAAGCGATGTCGTATCTGACCGATCCATGCTCGTCGTGGAATGAGTCGCAGTACTTTTCAAGAAAAGCGATGCGCTCCTCAGTGCGACGGATGCGCCAGTTGCGATACCATTTGAATGGATTCACAACTTCACCTCCTTCTCTTCCCACAGCAGCAGATCTGCTCGCAATGCGTCGTTCTCCTGCTCCAGTTGTTTCACCCGATCCTCCAGCTTGCGGACTTCTACGGCAAATTTGCGTAGTGAGTTTTTGTCGGCCGGCCCGAAAGGGTCTTCCGCCATGTACCGAAGGTGTTCTTCAATGCTCACGGCTTGGCCTCCTTGGCTTTGTACCACATTGCTTTTGCGTCTGCGCTCAACGCAACCCAGTCGCAATACTCCATTGAGTCTTCGGGCATCAACCATGCGTTCAGCATCGCATCCCCCGCTGCCTCCAGCCGCTTGATGCGTTCTAAAAGTAGAGGCACTTCGCGCTGAATCACTTTGCGCTGAGACTCTCCGAGTTTTGCTCCGAGCAGTGTTGCGATGGCGTTGGCGTCCCATTCGCGTTCAACCTCCAATGCCGACTCCTTCCATTCCTCCAGCCGCTTGATGCGCTCTTGAAGCCGCAGGTTTGCTTCATCCAGCAATTGCTGCTGCCGGATGATTGTATTGGCTGCGGTGAGTTCGCGTTCGATCCTCCTGCACAGCAGCCCCAACTCGGCTACGTTGTGCGGTGTTGAATCTGATATCGGGGTGTCGCTCATTTTGCCTCCGCCCTCGCTTTGAGCATTGCGTCGGCTAGATCGTATGATAACTTAGCAATTCCAGATAACGCTCCGGTGTCATTTTCAAAATCATCTGGAATGTTCGAGAAAACCCAATGACTGTCTTTACATTGGCTTGCCAGCGAACCGTTTAGCGCCGCCGCTGCGAAGTAGTCGCGCATTGAAATACCATGGTAATTGATTGCTGGAGTAATTCCGTCCCATTGCGTTGTATGTGGAAACGCCGGTCCTCCGGCGTTGATTGGTTGGTTGCTCATTTCGATTCCTCCACCTTCACCATCGGAACAAAGTCCAATCGGTTGCTCTCGTCGATTGCGATTCCCCAATTGTTCCTGCGGCAGGACAGTTCGGTGGCGTTGTAAACTTCCGCCACCTTCTCGTCCGGCAGGTAAATGGACAGCAGTCCTTTGAATGTTAGTCGTACCGTCTCTGATTTGTTTTGTTCGCTCATTTCGCCTCCTGTCTCTTTAGATATTCTACAATTGCTTCATCTGCTAGTCCCTGAGTTCTATATCCATTTTTGATTGCGTATGCCTTTAACTCAGCATGCACATCTGGTGACACCAAAACGTGTTTAACAAGCTCACGGTTTCGTTTGGGTTTGTTTGTTCTTTTTGTTCCTGTTCCAGTAGCTGACTTCATATCTTTTAAGTTTCTTCGCTGCACGATAGGTTTCACCGGCTTGGCTCCTGCTCATCTGGTACACCCCGGTACCATCGTTGATCATTCGTTTGACCTGCTCGCTCATCGACCACCTCCCTGGGCGTAGTGGAGGACCAGTAGGGCGTCACAGTTCTTAAGCGTGACATCGAGGTGCGGATACAGTTCCTGGGCCTTGGCCTTGAGCTTGCGCTTCCACTCCGCGGAGTTGGCGCAGGAGCGTTTACCACCCAGTCCAAGAGGGTCTTGCCATACCTTGGGTTCCACGCGGTGGAGGGCGTAGCCAATGGAGTAGGCCAATCCTTGGATGATGCCGTAGTTCTCGTGCAGGGTGGCGACCGAAGCAGCAGGAGTCAGCTTTGACACGAACTTGGGGACCTTCTCAATCCAGAGATGGCTATCTGCTAATTTGAATCCGCTTAGTAGTTGCGCCATATCCGGTAAGGATTCGGGCATTGCGAACAGGAGGATCCCGTCCTTGGTGTGGATTGCGAACCCGCCGTTCACGCCGGGGTCACATGCGATTACGATTCGATTGCTCATTGGTTGTTTGTTGGGACTTGATGGTGAGAGTGTGGCCTACGTAGATGCCTGCGATCACGCAGAGGGGCATCAGCACGGCCATGGAGACGATGGTGAGTGCGGTGCTCATGCGAAGTGGCATCCGAGTTCCTTGTAGCACTTGATGCGCTTCTTGGCGTGCGCGATCGCCATGGGGTGGAAGTTGTCCAAGAAGTCGTAGATACGAGCATCAGTCTTGGTCTCAGTCCTACGCAGCGCACGGCTGGCCCGCTGGATAGTCTTCTGGGCGCTCCGCCCACCGGACACCATGACCAGTGTCTCGACGTTAGGCAGATCCAACCCCTCGTCGGCCAGTGATGTGGCGATCATGGTTTTGATGTGGCCTTTGAGGAACTCATCCATGACGTACTTCCGAGACTTCTTGGGCATCTTGGAGTGAACCAGTACCGATCCTTCGATCTTGCTGGCGTACATTTCTCCGAGTGTGACACGGGGAACCAAAACGAGGGTGGGTCCGGTTGTAGAGTGGCAGTTGGCCAACATGATTGCGGTAGCGTTGCGTGTCTGGTTACCGCAGATACCGATCTCTGTGAGAGCCTCCCAAGCGCACATGGCACGGAGTTCTGGCTGGCTGATCCTCATATACCGCTTGCGTTCTGCGAACAATCTTTCGATGTGGTCATCGATCTTCGCCTGGATATGCAGGTCGGTGGCGGAACTCATGTGCACGGTTGCATGAGCCAACACACCGGCCAGTTCATCCCGGCGGATTTCGAACTGGGTATCGCGGAAGAGCTTGCGAAGGATCTCATTACGCTCTGGATCATCGGACCAAGGGGTCGCATCGAATCCAAATCGCAGGCCGCTGCATGACTCGATAATCTTGAGCCAAGTGGCAGCGGGACTGTGCTTCGCCTCGTCCACGATGATCAGGTTCTTCCTGGAGAAATCGACTGATTCATGGGGGCAACGGACCTCAACGCGGGAGGTATTGACGCCCATCGCATGAAGCGAAGCAACCGCCTGCTGACATGTCTCTCGGGTGGGGGCGAGCCATCCAAATGTCCATGTCGGAAATTGGGAGAAATGCTTTAGGATCGAGGAAGCGATGAGGGTCTTGCCGCTCCCCGCGGGTGCGATGATGAGTCCATCAGCTCCAGACTTGGCCCACTCGACCGCTCGTTGCTGGTAGGGACGCAGCAGAAATGCTTGCGTCGAAATGGTTTCCGGATGATCTTTGGTCTGCATAGCGTGTCGTTGCGCTTTGTTTGTTTGTTTTGGACTCATGTCACCCCCCGGAGCCTGCACTCTCCGGGGGGCTTTTGTTTGTAGGTCAGATGGTGTCGTTATCGCTCGGCACCTTCTTCATGCGACGGACACGCAGAGCGGTCTGCTCAGCACCGAACTTGTCGGTGTACTTTTCCTCTTCTAGGACGATCACGAGGGACAGTCCAACGAAGCCTTGGAGGAATCGGAAGAAGGCTCCGTTGAGGCTAAAATCGAACTCAGCACCGTCATCGATGTTTGCCTCGGTCGCACTGATCAGCGCCTGAATGCGCCACATCATGGTGTCCTTGAGAACGAAGCGGTCGCTGATGACCTCCCCGGATGGACCCTTGTATCGCAGGGTTGCGACGCTGTTACCGCTCTTGTCCAGACCGTCATCCTTGCAGGAGTTGACGATGACAGTGTATTCGCCGGGGCCGGCAAACGGCTTCACTTCGGCTTGGGAACGATCGACTTTGAATTTCATGTGTTGTGTTGTGTTTGTTATTCGGACTGACGCATCGCCCATGTGGGCAACGAAAGGGTTTGAGTTGTGGATGGGTAGCAGGGCCAAGAGTTCAGTTCCTGGCACTCGATGAATGTCTTGAGTTGTTCATCGATGATTGAATGTCCGACATCGATGGCCAACTGATCAAGCTCGTAGCAGGCGACACCGTAGGGAGCTTCCTTCTCAACGGCGATGAACACGAATCGATTGATGCCGGTGATGCGTTGGTACCAAGCGGCTTGGACGTGGTAGCGGAACTGAGCGCAGGACTTAGCGAACGCGCTTAGCGACGCATCCTGAGTGGTTTTGACATCGATGATGTAGTCCTTGGCGAGGCCATCGATGCGAGCCTTGACCTTCACGCCATTCCACGAGTCGAAGCACGAGACCTCGGTCTGGATTCCGTTGAGTAGCGGCGCTGCGGCAGGGTGAGCGTGAACCGCGGCTGCGGCTCCGGTGATGTTGTCCCACTGCTCTTGATTGAGCGGTGTCAGTCCAGCGGCGATGATGGCCTCGTAGGCTGCTTTGCCGTCCTTGGTGCGGCGATCTCCGGTGAATACCGCGTAGGACTTGGCGAACAGCTCAGGCTCAAGGATCGCCATGTGAACGGCGGTCCCGAACTCCAGAGCGGGGGACGACTCGTTCTTGGTCGTGCCATCCTGCCAAGCGCGGAAGTGGGCGGGGGACCGCCTGAACTGATCGAGGCCGGACTTGGAGAGGGCCTTGGTGCCGTGGTAGATGGCCGACGGCATGTTGTGGATTACCTCGGTGCTCACGGGGTCACCTCCGGGGTCACGACGGTCTCAGGCGTCACGATCAGCGGCAGCTTGCCGAGGATGAGGTCAGGCTTGCTGATGTACTTGCTGGCGAAGGTGTCATCCAGATCGCGGAAGGTCTGGCCTTCCTTAATTCGACCGGCCTTGAGCAGCAGCGCGTTCACATCGGACTCGCGTGACTCGAAGAGTTCCTCCAGCTTGGCCAAGAGGTCGAAGCTCTTGGTGGGAGCGACAGGCGTCTCAGCAATGGCTGGCTGGAAGTCCTCGGTCTCCTCAGGGGTGTAGATGCCGGCCACCACTTCAGGAGCGAGCATGCGGATCGCTTTGCTGATGCAGCGAGCGCGGAGCATGGCACCAGGATCCTTGGCCCACCCGGAACCCGGCTTGGCGGGGAGGAGACCGGCGAGCTTGGCGTCCTCAGTAGAGAACCCGATCTCGCACTGGTTACCATCATAGGACCAGACAGCGATGGCTGCCTTGGTATCGAACTGCTTCCACAGCACCTTACCGCCGCGAGCGCGGTAGCCGGCCAGCATGGCATCGGAGCGCATACTGAGGGAGCCGTTGATGATGTGGTATTCCCGGCGGAAATCGAACGGGGTCTTCTTCTCGGCGGCGCATTGCCACGCGATGAGCTTTCCCTGTTCGACCTTGGTGCATCCCAGCATTCCGCTGGCTGCGATCCACTCGCCCATCTTCTCGATGGCGGTGATGGGGTCTGCGATCTTGCTGTACATCTCGGAGGATGCATCAGCGGTTGTCGTTGCGATTGCGTTCATTTGCTGTTGTTTCGGAGTAGTTGCTCGATGACGTCGGAGCGAACACGGATCGTGCGCTTCGTTGCCTTCATGGCTGGAAGCCGACCATCCCTGATCCATCGACGCACCGTCTCGGGATGAGTCCCGAGGGTCTGTGCGATCTCTTTGATCGAGAGTAGTTTTACGCTCACGGGGAAGAAGTTACCCCGTGTTGCCGAGTGTTGCAAACTATTTCTTGCGGAAATTATTCCTCGAAGCCTCGACGGGGAGCGACGGGCGTCAAAGTCTGGCCGGATTCTCGCAATTCCTTGAGGAATCTGAGCTTTCCGAGCTTGAGTCCGTTGTCGTAAGCCTCGGACAGCAGCTTGATGCGAGCCTCATCACCGCGCTGCTGGTAGGCACCGCTCATGAACGCTCTTTCGGAGAACTTTCTGCGGTAAAACCCGACGAGTTGAGCGTATCGGTCGTACTGCTCAGGAGTCATCCGCTCGAACGTCTGGTTCTTGTAGGTGAGCTGCGGATTCGGCACTGACGGGAGCGCCTTGTTGTCCGCAGTCCTGCGCCACACGCGGTAAATCGAGGCGTTCAGCGGGTCGGCATCGATCTCGCGGTTCTTGGCGAACGAAAGGAACTGGTACACCCACGGATTGTTGCCCTTTGGTGTCTGCTCAACCGCTTCTCCCCACAGATCACGGCGCACCGGCATCGCATTCGGATCCTTCGTGCCAGGGATGGCCAATCCAAGGGCTGCGAACCGCTGGTTCAGCTCGTTCACGGTGTCTTTGATAATGCCTTCTCCGCCCGTGACGGGCAGGTACTCGCGTTCAGCGCGGCGAATGGAACCGAGAGTAGATGGGGCGACTGGGGATGCAGCGGTAACCGCCAGATTCTTCACAAACCGCTCAAGCGAAGCGCCCGATTCCTCGGACATGAGCTTGATCAGATCGCTCGTTCCCTTGAGGAACTGCTGCTCCATCACGAAGTTGATGCCAGACAGAGCAGACCCCTTTCCGAGGGCGAAGAAGTCAGGTTCATCGGTGCGTGAACGCTCGGCGATACGCTTCGAGGATCCGACAATGATGCCAAGAGCGCCCATGGTTCCGAGGGCTGACAAGTCTTTGACGGTGTCCCCCGGCTGGAAGCTAGGATCCTGACCCGAAGTCAGGCGGCGCAGGGCCGACACGTTGAGAGTTCCGGGAGGCATGACGCCACCAGATTTGGCCAACTCACGAGCCTTGTTGGTCTCACCAGGAGTGTCGAGGTTAGGGGTGATGATCCCCTTGTCGTACAGGTAGGAGAACGCCCCCATCACCATGCTTCCAACGATGAGCCGGCCAACAGCCTGCTCACGGTCGCGCACACTCATGTTGCCCCAGTCTCTAAGAACGCCAGCAGGAGTAAACTGCAATGCCTCAGCGGCGACGTTGATGGGCGTCTTCTGGAAGAGCGAGATCAGGCGGTACGGGACGTATCCAAGAGAACCAGTCTCCTGTTTGATGAACCGGTTGATACCGGCCACCATGCGGGTAGCGGAATTGTCCTGCTGGAACACCGACCGAGCGGCCTCGGTTTCGATCGTGTTGATGTCATCCGCGGTGAATCCTTTGCGCCCATTGGCACGAGCCTGATCAGAGATCAGCGCAAGCTCAGGATCCTTGAGTGCCAGCTTGATTTGACTTTCGGTGAGACCGCGCATGCGTCCCAACTCAGAGACGATCGCCGCACGGTTGGCCTGCTTGAACGGGATGTCGGTCGCCTGAGTCAGTCTCAGCATGATGTCAGGCATCACGCCAACGGTAGCCTCAACAATATTGCGGACCACGTTGCCTCGGTACTCACCGGACATGGCCTCGTACAGATTCTTCCACGCCCGCTGGAAGTTGAGCGGGTTTCCGATGCTTGTTCCCAGTTCGTATGGGTTGGCGTTGGAACCCCTGAGAATCGCTTTCTGTGCAGCGGGCAAAGATTGTCCAAACGCCTTGATACGATCGAGCAACCGAGACCTGTAGTTGTAAGCGTTGTTCTTGCTACCAAACAGCGCCATGTCGATGAGCGACGAGGTAAGATCGGCGGTCTCACGGAGTGGCAGGTTGATGGCGTTGCCGACCACGTTGCGAACGATGGAGATCGGGGCCATGACCGATCCCTGCACAAGCGACACGAAGAGATCAGCAGCGGACGAAGGATTGATCCTGGCGATCGTCTCGTTGAGAACGACATCCGCTTCCATGCGAAGCGTGTCGGCCACGTTGATGCGGTCCAGTGCGCTCTGGATATCGGATGGTTTGTTGCTTCCAAAAGCGGTGCGCCCTTCAACACGGGCGGCGGTCGCAGCGTCCTGAGCGATCTTGTACTGATCCATCGCAGTGCCGAGCTGATCGGCCTGCTTCGGAGTCATCGGCTTGCGCTTGTTCTGTTCAAGCGACTTGGTGACGAGTTGAATTACGCCCTCACGACTGGCCGACTTGAGGAGCTTGAACTGGTTGATGAGCTGACCCCAAGTGGTACCGCTCTTTGAAAGCGACAGCGCAGTTTTACTCGCACCATCCATGTCTCCACTGGCGATCTGGCGATTGAACTGCTCCATCCCCGAGATAACCCGAGTGTTGGATTCCGGATCGATGATGTCTGCGGCCAGTTCACGGTCGCTCTTGATGGAGGCTCGGCTGGCTTCATCACGAACGGATTGCTCGATGTACTGTGCTTCTGGAGAACCAGCAACCACACGCCTTACCTCGGAAGGAACCTGCTCTGAAGCAGCAACACGCTCCGCGAACTTGCGTGTCTTCTCTTCTCCGCGTTGAAAACGGAAACTACCCGAATCTCCGGTTTGTGGATTTTTAACAAAAACCGTATTCCCTATCTGAACAGCCTCATCCCCTCCTAAAATTGGGGTCACACCGTCAGCTCTGTCGTAAAAGTATGAATGCCTATCAGGATTGAATCCAACTTGAGTCCAAGTGTTTATGTCGCTTGGAATTGTTTGCAATTCATGCTTTATCCCTTTTGCGACGATAGCAGGGTTCTTTGCAGCACCAGCACCTATCTTAAGTGACTGTGTTTCCATTCCTTTCGTGGGAACCATTTTGATGTTCCTGACACGAATAAACGGCTCGTATGTAGTTATATCTCCACTTGTTCCTGTTACTACGCCAACACCAAAATCAGTCATCGCAGGAACGTCCTGTCTAAGCGTCATTTCAGATCCAGCAGGTATTTCGTTTAACTTACCAACATTAGCTTTTTTCCTCGGATCACTAAGCGAGTCTCGAATTGTTTTAAAATCTGGAAGTGATTTCGTTGAAAACTCAGCAACTTTTCTAACCGGAATATCTCGGTTTATTGCAGCCTGCAACGCCTCTCTGTCCAGTGTTCCTCCAGCTTGAAGAGCCTCAAGTTTAGCTCTGACATCTGGAGAAAAGATTCTGCCACTTTCCATCATTTCGGCTTGTGAGCCAGGAGTAGATTGCTTGAATCTTTCAAATGCAGCAGCTCTACGCTCTGAAATGGTTTGAGGTTGCTCATCCCTCTGCATTCGCTGCTCAGTAGCCTTCGGAGCAGCAACACCCTTCCATGGCACCGCTTCCGTGCTGGCGTAGTGAAGCCAAGCGATAGCGTCATCCGGTGAGAGTCGGCCAGTGACGAGTTGCTTGGTGGACGCCTTAAACGCTTGGAACCACGAGCGGAGTTCGCTGCGGTTGATGTTCGGTATCTGTTCACCGAACGCTTGGATGACACCTTCTTCGAGAGCGATCTCTCTGGCCCTCTGCGGGCTCATAAGACCCTGATCGACCTCGGCCTGTCTTGCGGCCATCTCAGACTTGAACGCGGGCGTGTCGATCGCCGTTTCCAGCAAGGACTTCCGCATCGAAGGGTTCGTGACTCCACGAAACACATCGTGGCCAATCTCGTGAATAGCGGTATCCGGTGTGGCCATCAACGGGTTGACGCGAACAATACGGTCTCCAGTGTCCGGATTGACCATGTACACACCGCGAACCTCTCTCGAACCGGAGTAGGCTCGATCAAGTTCGATCTTCAAACCTCGGCGAGCAGCGATCTGTGCAGCGGCATCGATATCCGCTTGGCTGATTCGAGGTTCACCTTCACCGCGTTGGAAACGGCTGTAGATGTCGTTGTAGATCTCGCGGGCGGCAGCAATACCCTGCTTGTTGCGTCTCTTCTTTTGCTCGTTGAGAAGCTCCTGAGCAGCCATGCCCTCTTCCATGAGTCCGGCTTCTTCGTTCTGTTTCTGGATCGTCTCAGCCTTAGCAACGTCCTCTAAAGCGGGACGCATCCAATCAGGCATCTCCTCAGTCTTAACAGCCTGATTTTGTTTTGCAGCGTTCTCGTAAGCGTCCTGAAGCGCGTCTTGGCTCTGCTTGGCTACGAACTCAGGCAGAGTTGTCGGATCGTTGATGACGCGAGCGACATCAGGATCGTTGGCCAACTCATTGATGCGTTCACGAGGGATCTTGATCTTAACACTTTCAGCCGCTTGCTTGATGAGATCAGCAGTCGGTTCGGTCTCAGACTTCCACCAGTTGGCGTATTCCTTTGCAGCGCGTTCTTCACTGACAGGTCGATTGCGCTGATCCATCTCAGTTCCAAAGAACTGCTCTGGAGCAACTTTTTCGCGCCCGATACCAAGCCGTTCTTCACGCGGTGTAACAAACTCTTCTGGCCTTTCAGCCATCAGCCGAGCGCGTTCCAAATCGGTCTTCTGTGCTTCGGGAACTTCCGGAAGATCGGGCAATCCCAGCTTACGCCCAAGTCGAGTCGGTCGATTGAACAGGGTTCCGATAGCAGTTTCCGCAGCAAACTCAGTGGGCGAGAACTCTCCACCTTGAGCAACCTTGAGAGCTTGGCCAGCGGCTGACTGAGCAATGTTGGCTGCGACGTTAGACGCAGGAGCAACGAACTCAGGTCTCGTGACAGCCTCTCGTAGAGTTGTTCCACGAACTGTAGGACGAAGCAGGCCACTCAATCCCTGAGTGGTTGGACGCATGGTGAGCGCAGTAGGTGCAACTCCACCAACGAACGAAGCAACAGGCTGCTCTTCTTGCGCTCTGGCAATCTGCTCAATCGCTTCGGGAGCGTACCTTTCAAGTGCAGCCTCCTGAGCTTTTCCGGTGAGGTATGATCCACCGAATCCGGTAACCATGCCGCCGATGACAGATCCGATTGTAGATCCGACAGGGCCACCAAAAGGCGCACCTGCAATAGCGCCAACCTTCATGCCAGGAACAGCAGCAGCCAAGCCACCGAGACTTGGAAGGGTGCTTGCAGCGGCTGATGTCAGCGCAGCTCGCGTCTTGGACATCCGCTCGACGGGGTTTTCGAAGACATTGCCTTCGGCGTCGATGTCGTAGACCGTAGGATCAAGGCCGTTTTTCTCCAGCCAGTCGCGCTGTTCTTGAGTCATGGTTTACTTGTTGAACGGAGATTCGTACATCACACCTTCTTGCTCACGATACCTACGCTTTTGCATCGCTTGATTCAAAGCGTCCATGACAGCTTGGTTCTGAACCTCTTGAGGAAGTTGGCCAAACTGACCAAGGTACTGGTTCAGATTTGATTCAACCACTTTGTACGGACGGGTGCTCAATCTGGAAGCTCCGATCTGCTCTGGCTGAACACCAAGTTCACGGGCGATGTTCTCGTACATTGGAATCATCAGAGGGTCAGTTGATCTCGTATACGGAACACGGCCAGATTCAGCGGCTAACTGCTTGGCCTTGCGATTATATTCCTCCATGAGGAACGGACCAAACATCGGCTGTTCGGTTTGAGTAGGCATTGCAGTAGTGCTTGGAGCAGTAGTCCTACCACCGCCCGCAGCAGCACCTCCCCCAAACCGACTGACTTGAGCAGCACCTTGAGCCGCAGCCGGTCCTTTGGGAAAAGTCTTCGGAGCGCCCGCAGATGGAACACCGCCCATTGCACCTTGTTCCATTCCATAAGCCTTGCGAACTCTTCCAAGAAACTCCTCTTGTTTTTCGATTGGATAGCCAGGAGGGAAGTCAACAAGAGGTCGAGCGTTTCCAAGCTCGTCGTAAGTAGCCCTCACTGAAGGCTCGATGTCCTTGGTTTTATCAGGTTTGGCAACAGTGATGTTCTGAACCAGATCAGGATACTGCTCCATCAACTCCTTGCGAGTTCCGTACACCACGCTTCCGCTCGGAGTCATAAGCTGCATGGTGGTTCCTTTAGCGGCTCTTTCCTTAGCGGAAATAGCTGCTTGAGAAGCAGAAGCCATGCGTTCAAGAGCAGCCGTATCAAGTTCAGCAATCGGGGTGGTGAGACCCTGCTGTTCGGCAAGCAATTCAAGCGGGCCACGATCAACGGACAAAGCACCGATCAGTTGAGACCTGCGAGTGCTCTTGGCCTCATCTTCCTTCTGCTTCTGTTCCTTTGACTTCTCGAAAGCTGCCATCTCACGAAGCGTGTCGATGTCAGGATCTCCGAGATTGTATCCACGGGATCGGAGATAGCCGCCGAGTTCAGGGCGAGTGCGCTCGATTTCTTTCTTGATCTCGTCTTCTCGTTTAGCGGCCATACGGGCAGAGATCCGCTCGTTCTCAAGATCACGCTGCTGCTGCTCAAGCAGTGAAGCTCTGGCCTTGTTGCGCTCGCGGATCTGCTCGTTGGTACCAGTGAACTCGCCGGCCAGACCGCCGGTCAGCATGGTCAGACCCTTGAGCAGCGGATTGATGCGCTGCTTGGCCTTCTTTTCGAGGTCGTCTCTAATTTCTTCTGCTGATTGTGTAGCCATAGATCGTTAGCTCAGTTCGTTGAGGATTGACCGACGGGCCATGCGACCGCCCATGCTCCGCATCGCCGCGGCGAGGATCTCCTCGGGATCGTAGTTGATGTCGCGGAAGTACCGGCTCGAAGCCATGTCCCGATTGCGAGTCAGCACGGGGTTGACCGGAAGCTCGGGCAACGGGGTCGTGATGACTGGCCTGCTCAGCACCGAGGCACCGGGGAGTACGATGGGGTTGCGAGTGGTCGTTGACGGAAAACTGGTTGTGGGCTGTAAGGTGAATTGAGGTTTATCCAACGGGATCAACCCTGGAGTGATAGGCTTGCTCTCTATAGCGGGGCCGGCAACACCAGTGTCCTCTATGTAGTAAGGCTTCTCGCCTCCTTGTACTGGGTTTGTGACAACGCCTGAGAAAATGTTGGTATTAACATCTTCCACCTTTGGGAGAGGTGTCTCAGGAAGAGGATTCACCGGAGTGGGTTCCGATGGTCCCTGAAGATTCATCCCGCCTTCCCTGATGTACCTTTCCCTGTTTTCATCGGTTATCAGGCTGGTTCCAGAGTCTTCTCCCTCGCTGCTGTATGTCGGTTGTTGAGATACAGGAGGCGAGGTTGGCTCAGGAGCAGGCGATGAAACCGGAGTAAACGTCTGGATATTGCTCAGATCCAAAGCGGGACGATTGATTTCCCACCACCTTGTTGGCCCACCAGTGTACGGAGTCGGTTCAGGAGTCGGTTCAGGAGTCGAGTAGTAGCTCAGCGGATCTACGGGAGGCTGAGCGTATCCGGATCGAGTTACTGGTCCGAACTTAGGGGTTGGAGGGGTCGATAGATCGACTGCTGGCCTATTGTATTCCCAGTCATCGATCTGCCAGTCCCAGCGATTCCCAGCGTTATCGACATATTCATCTCCAACTCGAAGTCCACCCGTGCCAGGAATGATTGCTCCCCATGGCAGATACTGGTCGCCGGCAAGATATAGCCTCTCAGACGCCTGATTCGGACTTGATGAATCCGTTCCAGATCCTGACGTATCTGTGCTGGTATCGTTTGCCATTGATCAGGCTTTCGGGATGAGGCTCTTGATTCGACCGAGCATCCAGTTGGCCACGAGCTTCTTGGTCTTCGGCTTGTCCTTGATCCACTTGGCGAACTTCTCGGCATTGCTGTCGTAGAAGCTCTTGAACCACTTGGGACCAACAAGTTCCTTCCAGAAGTAGAACGCCTCCCACTGATCTGGGATGCACTCGCGGGCCACGTAGCAGCCGGCAAGGCCGAATCCGCTGAATGCCTGACCGAGGTTTCCGATGCTGCTTGTGACGCCCTGAGCAATGGCAAGAGGAGAATTGGCCTTCGAGGCTTCAAACGCGTTCTGAGCGTTCTGTAGTGCGAAGCTCGAACCCATCTGCATCGACTGAGCTGGACTTGCCATTTGCATTCCCTGCATGAGCTGAGGAACAGCAAATGGCGAAGCGCCCTGTTGAAGACCTCCAAGTTGAGAAGCCTGCGAAACGATCGGCTGGAGTCCCAGGGCAGACTGGATGTTGGCAATGTTCTGCTGGCGACTGGCCTGCTGCTGCTGCTGCGCGGCCATCTGACCGGCGAAGCTCTGCTGCATCGCAGTATTCCGCTGACCGGTGGCCGCGAGGATGTTGTTGAACGCCTCCTGCGCCTGACGATTGGCGACATCGCTCGTAGTCTGGCCGCTCTGGAGCAGACCAATGGCTTGCTGCCGGCGCTGCACATCCGCGTTGGCGATCGCCTCGTTGACGGCGCGAGCCTCACGGAAAGCGGACAGGTTGCCGAGGATGTTGCCGGTAGCGGTTCCGCGGGCGCGAGCGGCTTGCTCGGCAGCACGGATCATCGTGGGATCGAGAGTGCCAGCCTGAGCAAGACCGGCTCCGATCTGGCGCTCGAGATCGCTGCGGATGGACTGTGCGTAGCCGGTATCCTGCGGGCCAGTAGGCATGCCCACGCGCTCGTAGGAAGGAGCGGCAGGAGAAGTCTCAGAGATGGGAGCTTTGCTGATATCGCTTAGGAACTGGGAATAGAGACCGGGAGTTCCGGGTCTTCCATCGGCAGCAGCAGTGCCATACCGCTCGGGATCAAGAGCCTGAAGCTCTTTAAGCCGTTGTTCGGCGAACTTGGTGCCGTACAGTTGAGACGCCTCAAGCTGGCGTTGGGCTTGAACCGGAGCAAGATCAGCAAGCGCTTGGCCGATAGCTTTGGTCAGCGCGATATCTGATGTCTTGCTAAAATCAACCGTTCGGAACTGACCGGTTTCCTTTCCATCCTTGTAGATTGGAACTTGGACTGTCTCTCCAATCCGGGATGCTGCCTCAATCTCGCGCTGGAGCGGAAAAGTTTCAATTCCGGCCATAACCGCTTCCCGGTTGGCCGCTGCCATATCTGGTGCTTTATATGATCCGCCCATAGGAAATCCTTCGGTTCATCAGTAGTTTGGAGTACCTGTCAAAATCGTACAAACGGGAAATGCCTTTGCGGAACCCACCCAGCTTGGTGACGTTCTTCGAGCACAGCCCCATCATGGCCAACCAGAGTGTCTGAACCGCATATGGCTCAGCACCAATAGCGATCTCGATCCACGCGATGTGACCGTCTGGGAAGTTGTTGTTCAGATCCTCGGACTCCTCTATCGAGTTGAGAAATCGAACAGCCCCTACGCCAACGCACTTACCATCCTCGTTCTTCACAATTCCGATCAGCTTCTTGGCATTGAAGATTCCAATCCAGTTGAGCAACTGATCATCGTTCCACGTGGAACAAGTAGGCCAATGTTGTCTCAGCAGTTGTGCCGCTTCGATGATGGTGGGATGTGCGGTCATTGCTGAGGACGCACAGAATCAACAAAGCCAGAAAGTATCGTGGACTGGAGACTCAACCGGCTTCCGCTGGTCGTGTTGATCTTGAACTGGATGTTGTTCCAACGTCCTCGGCTGATGAGGTTGTAAGCCGCCAGGAACTTCTGGGTGCTCGGGATGCTGATCGCTGGATCAATCGAGGTGAACGTCCCGCTCATGTTTGTGGCGTATGAGAGCGAGGCACCGATGCTCGAAGCGTACGGATTATCAAGCGCGATCTGGATGCTGTATCCGATCTTGTCCGGAATGGGTTCCCCGAGGTTGTACGCCTTGGTGATGACCGTGGATTGGTAGGTGCTACCGCCGTCGAGGTAAGCAGACTGCTGCACGGGGCTGAGGCGGGTGTTGGGTAGGTAGTCGTTGAAAGACCAGACTTGGCCCGCACCTTCACTGAGCGAGATGATGTCGCCGGCGAACATGAGCACGGGGCCGAAGTTCGAGAAGGCGGTGGGTATGAAGTCGTTGACCTGCCAGTTGTCCCAGTAACCGAGCCACGAGCGGGCCAGTGAGTGGTAGACGATGACCGCGTTGTTCTGGTTGAAGGTTCCTTCGAGTTCGATTGAAGAACCGGATTCGAGCAGAAGTGCCTCTTCGCTTTCCAACCCGATGGAGAACGGACCAGCGGTAACGAACGGAACGGCCAAGAGGTAGCGGTTGTTCCAGAACACGCCATCGCAGTATTCCAGCTTGGTCTTGTCGATGCGGCTGATCAGGTCGTTGATCGGGCTGCTGAGCGCGAGGCCAACGCTGGTCTGGGTACCCGCTTGGATCTGCGCCATTGAGCGGATGCCGTCGCGGGACAGGAAGAAGACATCGGCACCGACAGCGGTGATCGAACGGTGCGAGGAGCAGCCGATATTGCCCGAGATGAGTGTGATGACCCAATCGGCTGGATCCTGCGTAGGATCGGCATCTACGCTCCAAATTGAGCGTTCCTTGAAGACGAGGAGCTTGTAACCGAACCACGAGTAGAGACCGCGGATTGGATCACCATCGCCACCGACACGGATGGAACCGAGCGGATCCCACGACTCGCCATCGAGGATGTCCGAGAAGTAGAGGGTATCTGGCTGGATGGTGGTATCTGCGGACACGGCCCACAGACGGTTGGTGTGGGTGGTGAGATAGAGCGGCTTGGCGGGAGCGGCGAGTGATACGAATGCGACCGCGTGGGACTGGTTTGCCGGTGAGATCGAAACCGTAGGAGCCGTGATGTAACCGCTGCCGGGGTTCGTGATGGTAATCGCAACTAGGTTGCCATCATTGGCCACAATGGCGGTGGCCGTAGCGGTTACACCGCTTGGCGGAGCCGATATGGTGATCGTGGGAATCGAGTTGTGATTTGAACCCTGCCTGATCACATCGATGCGGCTGATTTTGCCGGCTGTAATTGCCGCGTTGGTGTTCGTGCTCGTGACATAACGCAGGGCGCTATAGCCGTCCGCGTAGAAGAGTTTGTCGTTGAGCTGTGCGAAGTAAACGAACCGGGAGGCGTCGTTGATCGTCGAGCTTGCGATCGAATTGTACGAGACTCCGGGTGAACCGTAGTAGAGATCCTTGGTACCGGTGTTCCGATTGAGAACGGCGATTACGAGGCGCTCGGAAGCCGCAGTATCGAAATAGAAGCCAGAGAAGACCTGCGAGTTGGTGGGTAGGTTACTGGCAAAGTTGGAAGTGGTGGACTCCCAGTTGGTGATGATGTCTTCCCAGTTGCGCGATTCGCTGTTGCCGGTCAGCGACAGGGTCCCGAGGCGTGTGACGAGGTTGCCGAAGTCGTCATAGTCCATGTTGATTGCCTCTTCCATGCTGGTGGCAGGAATGGCATCGGGACGAGTGGCGGAGATGACCCCGGTGGAGAAGCCGTTGCTTCCATCCAGAAGCATTTGGTCATCGAGCGCGTCTGAGGATTGGAAAGGCATTAGAGGATGTCCTGGAACGTGTAATCGTAGAGGCTATCCGGGATGATGCGGCTGATCTGCTGCTGTTGGCCACGCTCCATGTCTTTCATGATGGAGACCTGAGCAGCGCCCTCTTGGAACTTGGCCTGCGCCTTCCCGTACTGCCGGGAGTATTCGAGGAGATCGCCTTCTGTGTAGGCCATCAGTGCGTTCTCGACGCCGCGCAGCTCGAAGTTGGTATCGTTCGAGATGGTCTGGGCTTCGCCGAACTGGCGCATCTGGGACTGTTTCTTGCCCAGGATGAAGAGGGTGCCGTTGGTATTGGGTGTCGGGATGAGCTTGATGCGCGGGACACCGGCTTCACCGTAGGAGACACCGAGGACGCGAGCCCAGTTGACAAAGTTGCCGGGTGTGGACTTGCGGCTATCGACGTTGTTCCAAGTGTTGGGATCGAGCTGGAAGAACGAGACCCATTCGGCGGCTGGTACTTCGATACCATCGGTATCACCGGAGACCGTGAAACGGGATGCGACCGGGAAGTCGAGGAACATGTTGTAACCGGTCCCGGAAGTGTACGTGGCGGTGACGTACTCGGAGATGGTGACGAGTTCTTGGCCGTCTGTGACGGGTGTTGAGACGACTCCGAGGGTATCGTTCCAGAGACACGAATCCCAGATCATCGAGTAGCGGCGGATGCAGAACTTCTTAGCCAACGTGAGGGTGGCCGAGTCCGTGAACGAGAGCTTGTCGCAGGCCGCTTGGGCTACTTCGGAGGGTTTCATGCGAAGAACTCTTGGAGCGTCATGGCGGAGATTGTTGTGAAGCTGGATCCACCGTTTATCGCGTAGTTGAGGTACAGGTTCGTGACCGACAACGGAGAGAAGATGTGAACCTTGTACGTTGTTGAAGTGGACGATGACGGGGAATCGAGGAACTCGATCTTCGTGTTGTTGATCGCATTGACCTCACCGTCTTCGTAGCTTCCTGAAGCAATACCTTTCTGGCCTGTGCCAATCGAAGTGCCGATCTCGGTTCCGTTTCTGGTTACACGGAACAATACGAATTGAGAGGCGTTAACCAGTGTTGAGTAATTCAGGACGATGCTGACCAGAATCTTGGACGAAGTGGACCGAGGAGTGATTGACCTTGTTACAGAGGCGATCTCGGTTCCAGGACCAGTGAGTGATCCAGTGTAGTTGTATCGATCATCAGCAACCTGCTGAACGCACTGAGGAGCGTTGGATGCGTTGATGCCAAGTGAATTGGCTGTCACCACTTTTACCTTACTGGAGTCGCTTGCATCGGAGATGAGCACCTTGTCGTTGGCCAGATCAACGGTGACCGTCGAAATGTTCGGAGCGGTGATGTTGTCCGAGTTGAGAGTCAGCGTGTCCGTGCCGGCATTGCCCAGCGTGGTGTTGCCATTGGCCGCAAGATCTCCGGTGAGCGTGGTATTGCCGGTGACACCAAGCGTAGATCCCACCGTTGCAGCCCCCGTCACCGACAGGATCGCCAGGGTGGACAAGCCGGTCACACCGAGCGTGGTGCCGATCGTGGCCGCATTGGTAACCGCGAGACTATTGAGCGTGGATCCTGAGGTAACCGCGAGGCTGGCGAGCGTAGAGAGTCCGGTGACGCCCAGTGTGGTTCCGACCGTAGCAGCGCCGGTGACACCAAGGCTGGCCAATGTGGAGGCTCCAGTGACGTTGAGGGTGCTGCCCATGCCAACCGCGCCGGTGAGCGTGGAGATGCCGGTGACTGACAGGGTGCCGGGGATCGTGAGGCCACCGGTGATACCGAGCGTTCCACCGATCGTGGCATTGCCGCTGGTGATGAGCGAGCTCAGGGAGGTGACGCCGGTGACGTTGAGGGTGCCGGCCACAGCGGTGTTGCCGCTGGCGGAAGCGACCGTGAAGCGGCTGGTTGCGACGCTGAAGTCTCCGGTGGAGTTGAGCGCGGTGGTGGAGACTTGGAGTGCGGAATCGTTTCCGCTGCCGTCGCTGAGTGTTCTGAGAACACCTGTCAGCGTGGCGTTATCGGCTGTCTTCAGCAGGCCAGTGTAGGTGCTGGCGACGGTACTGCCTGTGAGTGGTGTTCCCATACTATTCTCTTGGAGGTAGTGCGTACCAACCCTCGTGGATTGTCACGCGGTTTCGGCTTTTGACGGTGTTACCGCTGGCATCTTTGGCCCACACATGGGCTTTGACGTTTTCAGCCAGTCTGACGGGTTGTCCTGGCGGGACCATCACCACTCTTGTTGGGGCGCAGCCCAGCGGCATCAGCGCGAGCAAGGAGATCGTCGCGTAGGCGATTGTCTTTCTGTCCATCTTCAAGGGTTTGGTCTTTCTGATCTATGATCTTGTTGAGCGTGGCGTTGGCCACTCCTTGGGCTATGCTGAGGATTGGGTCCATAATGGAAAAGCCAGCGAGGTGTGAATCCCGCTGGCGATGCATTGCCGTTCTGGCGGGATGTTACTCGGCCTTCTTCTCGGCGTCCTTGGCCCAGATAAGGCCGATGCCAACGGTCACTTGAGCGATGGTGGCGGTCAGATCGACGTTGGTGCTAGGATCGCCATCGAACACGGATTTGAGAGCACTTCCAATAGCAACGAGAATGACGCCAACGCCAGCGAGTGTAGTTTTGATGTTTTTCATTTTTTCAGGGCTTTGTAAAGTGCAACGCAGGCGGCGGCAAGGCCAACCAAGGCGGAGAGGAATCGAATCCCGTCCGTGAGCTGGGGGAGCATCGACGCTGCGGTCGCAGTCGCCGCGGTTCCGAGCGAAAGGGCTAGGCCGTTCGTTCCGCCTTGGTTGGAAGCGTCCATGTTACTCGGGCTTGTGCTGCTGCTGTGCGTTCACTTGGGCTTCAATGCTTTCGTACAAAGGAAGCCCAACCTTCATATTCATAACGTCTCCAGCCTTCATCCCGATCACGAGAAGCTGGGTGAGCTGTTGCAACTGTTGCAGTGTGAGTTCAATTTTAATCATGCCGCCGGAGCATCGACGACAGTTTCGACGGGTGCAACCAAAACCGGCGGCACCGGCACCCACGGCAGCGGAGGAGCGATGACCGGCGGGTTGATCTGGTTCTCGATCTGCGCGGTGACGTTCGCTTCAATGGAAGTCTTATCGACGCCATTGGCGTAGCACCAGTCCAGCACCTGCTGCTCGGTCAGATCCTCGTAAGGAGTGAACGATCCGGTCGGAGGCGCGAACGACGCGCTGCCGTAGCAAGTGCCGCTGTAGGTTTCGTCGGTGCCGTTGCATCGCCAATCGGCGGTAATCACGACATCGGTGAGGGAGCCTTCAGTAGGTTTGACGAGAAGGCGTTCGATGATCCAGAGGATGGTCATAAATTAGCGGGCTTCGAGGGTTTGGACGCGGGCGGTGAGTTCTTGTATGGCTTTCAAGAGCATCGGAATCAGGATGCTAGTCTTCACGCTACGAATACCTTCGGCTCCGTCGTATTCCTTATCAGATTGATCGACTAGATTCGGGAACACCAGTTCGACTTCCTGAGCGATAAAACCGAGTTTGGTTGCAACAGCGGAAGACTCTTCTTTGAGCGAATACTTCACCACGCGCAACTTGAGCAAGTCGGCCAGATAGTTGCGAGCATCGGAGATGTTCTCCTTCAATCGCAGATCGGAGATGGTGCCGTAAGTTCCAGTGGTATTGTTGAGCGCACCAGCGGACGTAAGCTGCATCCGATACGCAGAATTCGGATAGGTATTGTTTGCTGAGCTTACAGTGAAATCAAGATTGCCAGCAGCACTTCCATTTGCGGCAAGCTGCCAGTTTCGATTTGAAGCACTTCCGGTGTTATTAGGAACAATGTTAAAACCGTTTAAGCTGTTAACAAAATTAGAACCAACACCGACATATGCTGTCGTACCAACGTGCAAATTCCCAGTCGTATCGAGGGTCATTGCTTGGGTGAAGGTGAAGGCGTTGCCTGCCGTTCCTGTTCCAATGCTCCATGTATGGCATCCGACAGTGCTTACGTTAAAGTCGTACTTTCCAGTTCCACCTGTGACAACACAGATGTTTTGAGAGCTACTATTGAAAAACGAGTTGAAGAAAAGCTCGCCAGATCCGCTGGTGCCAGTCAACGCAATGGCACCGCTGTTAGTGCCACCGATTTGTAGAACGCGCCGGTTTGTTGCCCAAGGGCTAGAAATCGACATTCCTAAGGCCAGCCCCGTGGAGTTCAGGGTCATGGCGGTGGAGCCGCCGACGGACCAAGTGGAGATGCCGGTGCTGTCGATCAGGTAACGCTCAGATCCATTGGTCGTAAAACCAAGTGCGTAGTTCTTACCGGAACCAAATGCGGAGTTGTAAGCCGTGATTGCGGCAGTTGCGCTTGTGGCCTGATCGGCAAACAGGATCTGATTGATATTGCCGGTTGTTGATCCTCCAGTAGAAAGCCGAAAAATATTGTCCGCAAAATTGGTCTGAACGAATCGACCGGTTCCAACTACATCCAAAGGATATGTCGGAGACGCATTAACAATACCCACCCGATCATTCGTCGAATCAACCTTCAACACGTTTGTGTTCACCGTCAGATCGCCGGTGATGGTGGCGGAGGCGAGGGTGGCGGTGCCGCCGGCTCCCAGGATCTGGTTGCTGGTGATCTTCTTCGTGGTGCCCGATGCAGCCATCGTCGTGTCACTGACATCGACAATGGGAAGGACATCCACCGCGGGATCGACGGTCGTGATCGCCGTCAGTGCTGTGATCTTTGTATCTGCCATAAACTGTTAGTTAGCTTGAATGATGAGTTTGCCACTGTCCTCTTGGAGTAGGAAATCCCCATTCTCCAAGTCTAAAGAGTCAAAAGTCCCAAACGTGATGACGATCTTGTCACCATCCTCCAGCAGAACGAAGAAGTCGTCCTCCTGAAGCAGATCCCGGCGCAGGATAGGCAGATCGCCAGGGGTAACATTACCCCCGCCGTTCGATACCAGTCGTGTGCCGAGAGCGAGTGTCACGATTGAATCACGCCATTGAATGCGATCACCTGACCGCTGGAAATCTGGAAGCTCGTGATCGGTCCCGGCAGGGTAATACCAGCAGGGATGGTCGCCGTGGACCAGGATCCGCTGATGTTGCCACCGGTGATCGAGCTAAAGGTGGTAGGGGCGATGGTGGTGATGGCCACAAACGGGCCAGTGGTCAGCGTGGTGGCTGTCACCAGTTGAAAGCCGCCCTGTCCCATCGAATACTCGATGGCCTGATTTGCTACGTCGCTCATATATCCCAGATCTTCCGGATTTGATTCTTGGTGAAAGTGCTCTCGAAGCGGGAACCCTGACGGTCTTCCATCCGGCTGAATCCCTTCTTCACGTTGTCCTTGAGTTCGGTCTCGCGAGCAAAGCCGGTGACCCCGAAGCGGGCCACCGGTTGTCGCATCCACCGCTTCCCATCAAGGACAACAGAGTCGGTACCCATCGGAGCGATATGCTCGATGGACTTGCCATTGTTCTCGAAGGTGTAGATCGGCATATCAGGAACCCATTTCGCTGTCGTACTCCTCAACCATCTCCCGCATACCCTTCTCGTCCATCGGCTCCTTGGAGGCCATGGCCTTCTCGCTCTTGTTCTCGTACTCAGCGGGCATGCCGTTGACGCTGCGGATCTCGATATAGGCTTCGCCGTTTTCGAGCTTCTTGAGGACACCGCGAACATCGTCCAAAACCACTTCATCACCGACCTCGGGCATGGCCTGTTGGCCATCCTCCATGTCAGTGGAAAGGGCTTCGAGCGGAATAGAAATCATGGGTGCATTGTTGTCAGCCTCATCGCATCCGCAAGCGGAATGAGAAGAGGGGGCACCACCTTTACGATGATGCCCCCTCGGGCTAACGGCAATCACCATGATGGTGGCCGTCTTGGGTCGCATATTACAGCGTGGTCGAGGTCTTGGTCCGATGGACGAGGTACCACACCGGGTTACCGGTGGAACCGGTGTTACCAGCGGCCAGACGCAGAGCGGCGAAGTACAGCTTCACACCAACGGTGACGAGCTGGTTCAACGGATCCGACTTGTCGGGGGTGTCGGTGATCACGATGCGCGGGGACAACGGATCATCACCGGTCAGAGCAGGGATACCGAACGACTCGTTACCGAAGAAGAACGAGGCGATGATGTCCTTGCTGACGGCCAGACCGCCACCGGCGGAGGTCGCTTGATAAACGAACTCATCGGCAGCAGTGCCGGAGCCGGTGCTGACGAACGAGTTGGTCTGGGTGACCACGCGGCAACCGTAGATGGAACCAACCTCGCCCTTGTAGAACGGCTGGCCCTTGTTGCCGTAGTTGGAGGCGTTCAACCAGTCAGCATCGCGCATCAGGTCGCGGGTCACACGGGGGTCGGTGGCCAGGACGTAGCCGCCGTTGATCAGCGGGGCGCGGTTGCGCTTCAGGCGGGTCATGGAATCGAGGACAGCCGAAGCGGTCATCGTGGTGTTGGCCGCGGTGGTGTCGCTGTTCAGCGCAGAGAAGCTCTGCGTGGTCAGGGTGGCGGGGTTACCGTACACCTTCACGCCTCCGGAGCTGGCCACAGTGTTCACGGCATCCGAGTTGTCGAACGTACCACCACCCTCGGCGGCGGAACCGATGGAGGAACCGCTGGCGGTGAGGTTGGAGCCGATCAGGGTGTTGCGGATCACCGAGTCAACCCAGAGGGCCATGTCCAGACCGGAGGTCTTGGTGGCCTGCTGGAGCGAGTTGAACAGGTCGGTGGCGCGGAGGATGTCGGTCAAACCGATCACCTGACCGTACTGAGCCAGCGACTTGCTCAGGCTGTTGAGGGCCAGAGCGCGGTAGTTGGAGGAGCTGATAGCCGTACCCTCAGAGCTGATGGTCTGAACACTGCCAATGCTCGGAGGTCCGAAACGGAACATCGAGATGGCCTTGTTACCATTGTTCTTGGGGATCGGGGCCTTCATAGAGAACTGATCGAGGATCGTCTCCTGCTGGACGATCGAGAGCAGCTCCTTGCTGAAGTAGTTCTGGAACTGGTTGGTGAGCGTGGTTGAAGTAGTAACTGGCATATTTGAGTTGTGGTTGTTCTATCAGTTTTCGTCCCGGTCGAACGCCCTCGACGCTTTCAACAGCGCCTCCCTCTGCTCCTTGAGAGACAGCTTCGAGAAATCTTTCTCCTCAGCCTTGAGTTGTCCTGCCGGCACGCTTTTACCAATAGCGGTCTTCTGCTGGAGCTTATTGAGTTGTTCCTTCAGAGCCTTGTTCTCGGCCTCGATCGACTGAGCTTTTCCCGCAGTGTCCTGGAGCTTCATCAATTCCACCGCATGGACAAGTCCATCGGGCATTGATGTCAGCATCGGCACCTTCTGGAGCAGTTCGACAGTACGTTTGTACTCGGGGCTGTTCTGATCCTTCAGCCAAGTCTCCTTCTCGGACAACCGTGCATACGAATCAGACCATGCCTTTGCGAACTTCTCCTGCTGTACCTTCTGCTGTCGCTCCGTAGCAGCTTTTCGGACTCCATCAGCCTTGGCTCGCGCCGCCTTGGCCAACTGAGAATCGCCATCAGCATCGAACTCCTTGGCCGCAGCCTCGTAGTCCTCCGCCGTGTAGCCCTTCTCATCTCGGAAGGAACTGGTCTCAGCAGCCTTGGATTGCTCCCGCTGCTTGCCCCACTCCTCCCTTTCCCGCCTCACCGCTT